GGGAATATTTGTTATCTGCGCCACTCAGCGAAGCAGCGTCAAGGTTATTAATGGAGACATTAAAGCAAACCTGCCCACCAGAATTGCTCTCCGGCTTCCGTCTAGATTCGATAGCATGTGTATTCTTAACGGAGCCGGAGCAGAAAATCTGCTTGGAAAAGGAGATATGCTAGTAGAGACTGCAATTACTAGCTCCGCTACTCGCTATCACGGGGCATTTGTAGATATGAATCACATTGCGCGCGTTATAGAGCAAAGTGATTCTCTCCGAGATCAGTTTAATCTCATCGCAAACACCGCACTAGAAACCGAGGCTATTCAATGAGTGAACGAGAAAGTAAAATTTTCGAGGTAGAAACAATGACTGGCACGGTTTATCATTTAGACTATGATAAGCTGCGCTGGCATCGTAAACATAAACACATGCTAACAGTAAACCCGTGCGAAGCACAAGGCGGGCCGATAACGGAACCGCACTCATATCCCCTGCTCGGAATACGGCTACATCTAACCGCTGACGATAATGAATTCTTCACTGACATTATTACCAGCGAACTTATAAAAGTTGAGCAGGTTTTTTAAAAATTAAACTAATTAGTATTAATGGTTTTCGAGGGTCGGCTTCGTGCGAGGCGCAAGGTGCGTCCGCTCCCAAAGGGAGGTATGTGACTGACTTTGAAGGGGTTACGGTCGATTTGACAAGCCGTGTACAGGTCGTGTACACTACCTAAATGGACACCCCAAACGACCCTCAACCAACCCTCTCCATCCTTCGGGGACCGGACGGGGTTTGCCGGCCAGCAGGAGATAAAACTACCCCTAGAACTTTCCGAATATTCCAAAAACATAACATTAAACTAGAACAACTCCCGTATACTAATAATGCCTCTGTGCTTATTCGTATGCTGCTTGATTTGTATTTCGAAGACAAGATTCCCGCAGCAAAGATGCAGTTTCAAAAACTACTAAATGGGAAGTAGGAATTATGAAATATGCAGCAGATGTAATACCAGTATGTCCTAATTGCGCAGCGGAGGCGGAGAATGAGAAAACAAAGCAATGTGCTAAGTGCGGTATTGCATACTGCGAACACTACTCATCTAACATAGATATTCGCTTCTGCGGTAATTGTATGAGTGATTTCAAAGTCAGCACTTCCACGGAGATTAGAACAGAAGAGCGTTCTAATGAAGCGGGAGAGGTTGTGTACAAGAAGAGAGTTACTTGTAAACGGTTGCATTTAGAAGGTAGCGATTGGTTATTCAGCGCCGCTAAAATACACACCCTCAGCGATGATGATCTAGATGCTACTATTGAATATCATTCCGCAATCAAAGGAATGATGCTGCAAGAACGAGAAGAACGGCGTGTTGAGAAGTGGCAGCAGCTTAATAAACTGAACATGAAACTAATGACCCGTGCTGATGTTGATAGCACCGGGGCGATAAAAGGTTCTCTGCTGACGGATAAGCAAAAAGCGGAGCGGGAAGAGTTTAAAAAAGGCAAAAAGAAAGTAACTACCACTACCACCAAAAAAGTAGACGGGGATGCAATCATGGCAGCTATTGCGTCATTGCTTAAGCAAGGAATTACGAAGGAAAAAATCGCAGAAATGTTCAAGGTGACGCTATGAGTGGAATAAATATCCAACAAACTCTCTCCGAGAGAGGCAAACGTTATGGTTCTTTTGATAAACACGCAAAAGTAACGCAAGAGATGTTTAAAGTATTCACGCAGCACATAGCTAATTTTAATGATGAATCACTAAACGCAACCGAGCTAGAAGCTGTATACATGATCTTTCACAAGCTAGGCCGAATTGCTAACGGTGATCCACATTATAAAGATAGTTGGGTAGACATTGCCGGCTACGCTACGCTTGTAGCAGATACTCTTAAAGATTAACAAGGAGTAATATGACAATCGAGCAATTATGTGCAAAATACCACTGGGCTTCCATTGCGGAGGATGGGGCGTTAGAACTCTTCCTCGACCACCATGCGCTCAGCACTTACAGAATGTGCGAAGCAAAGTTTGAGCTAGAGATTTTACAAAACTATCGCGCTAAAGGAATGACTCCGTGGTCGCTTAACTTTGGCTCCGTATTCCACAAAGTGGTCGAAAAGATATATGAGCAAAGGCAGAATAATCAGTTTGATTATCAGTGGTTGGTTTCGTATTCTACGAATTTGTGGGCTAAAGCAGAGTTGGATCGTTATCGGGAGCATAAGACTTATCAAGCTCTTAATGGTCTGCCGGGATTTTTAGTCTTGTTGTCGCAGTATGCTACTTTCTACGCGCAGGAGAATGAGCGACTTCGTCCTATTGGAGTCGAGCTTGCGTTTGGGAAGGGGAGGGAGGTTCCTCTTGGCGAATACTCATATATTAACAATGAAGGCTATTGGCGCAGAGTTCGCTGCTTCCTCTCTGGCCGCATTGACTTTCTAATGGACTCCGGTACTGCGATTGGGCCAATGGATCATAAAACAAAAGCATTCTTCAAAGGCAACCCCGCAGAAGATCACGATCCGCAGGAGGGAATGACAGGGTATATTTTTGCAGCTTCTCGCATTATTAAAGCAAAGTTTCCAGAACTCTTAGCTTCTCGGAAAGTAGATAGAGTATGGATGAACTATGTGCAGGTGAAAGCAGAAACTGATCTTAATAAGCGGTTTAAGCGTATTCCTATCTTTAAAACAGAATGGCAGCTAGAGCAATACCGCCAGAGACAGCTTTCTACTTTTGGTAAGATTCTTGATCTTGCTCTTACTGAACGAGCCGCTGATTGGAATACCTCTGTGTGCGCTAATACATTCCACCAAGATTGCACCTTTAAGCATTTGCACAAACTGAACACGCAACATGATATGCTTCGGATTCTTAATAACGACTTCGAAGTGGCTCCAGCTTGGAACCCGGATACTATTGAAGAAAGAGATGCTGCTATCTCTAATAACGCACAAACACAAGGAGCATTATAAATGAGCGAACCAGTCTACTCGCAGTGCCAGGAACTACTTGATAACAGTATGCAATGCTGTAATAACGCATGGGGGCAGCTTTACAATCAAGTCCTTTGCCGGCTACATTTTAGTGTAGAACTCGCTAAAATCCCAGACGTGTCCGTACTAGGAGCTTTCGATGCGCACACAATTAATCCAAACGATAGTCCTGATCTTGCTGCTATGCTGGATCACCGTGCGAAGGCGCAAGTTGCGGTAGTAGCGACGGTGACGACTACTACTTAATCATAGATTGTTTTAGTAATTGCTACGCTCCCATAGGTAGCACCCTCCAGCGCAAAAACTGCGAAGCAGGGTGGTACAAATGGAAGTAAATCTAAAACAATACAAAATGAGGAAACATGTTCGGAATCCCTTCTCTAGTAGAAGCAACCTCGCTAACAGAAGAACCGCTTAAAATCGCAGTTATAGGCGCTCCGGGAATTGGTAAAAGCTGGCTCGCTTGTACAGCACCGGGGCCAGTATTTGATATTGATTTTGACGGAAGAAAAAGCTCACTTGCGGGAAAAGCAAACGTAATAGTAAAAACCTACGTTGACCTTGATCCTAATAACCCAAAAGCAGCGGCGGAGTTAGAAGCTGACCTTGGGCTTATTGAATATGAGAAGCAGAAAGGAAATCCTGTTCCTGCTACTTATGTTCTTGATTCACTGACGTATATGCGGAAAGCGTGTGAGAACGAGATTATCAAGCAGCAGTCAACTCTTAGCCGTTCGCTTCGTGTTGGACCTCGCACTGTTAAAATCGGGCAGGGTTGGGATATTGTTAACGGCAATAGAGCCTATATTGAATATCTCATTGGCCGCCTTGCTAGTCTTGGAAATCTTATCGTAATCTGTCACGAGCAGGATGAGAAAGATAAGAAGAAGTCCACCGCTACTGAGAAGAAGTACACAGGAAAAACTACTATTCAACCTGAGTACATGAATACGATCCTATCGCTATTCAACGATGTATGGTACATGGATACGACTTGGGATGGTAAACGATTTATTAAAACCGGCATCAGTGATGAATTTATTGGTAAGAA